ACTTTGTGAAATCGGCGAAGCACACTAGCGGCTCGCCGCTGGCGATTGACGCGTTAGTGGTAAGACGTTGGTATACCACTGGCAAACCTTCGTATACCGTTCCCGTTTGCATTGCGCCGCTCATTGTTGGAAATAGGATGGGGTACGCTGACGGGTCCCATGAACCCAGCGCGCGGGAATTTACTACCGCTACGCAGTTGCGCCAACTTTCGTAATCTATAGGTGAATCACTACTCGCGCCTGAAAGCCAGGCGGCGCTTAGCACGTCTTTAATCGTGTTGGTGGTAGCCACGCCCGTAGCGGCCGTGCGCGCGTAGTTGCGCGCTGAATTGTAAACGCCTTGGCATTCTGTGCTACCGGCGCCTACCACCATTTGGCGATTGATTTCAGTAATCATTTTGGAAGTAAGTTCACGTTGCAAGAATGCTTCAATGTCTTGCCCGGCTTGAGAATCGTTTAGCAATTCGTTTGAAACCTTGACCCATGAAGTAACCTTATTCAAGCTGAACGTGTATTCCGTAACGCTAGTTCCGGTGCCTTGCGAAGTCTTGGTAAACAGCGGGCTACCACCTGTTCCTAGACTTGCTTCAGCCACTCCAGTATTCAAAGTATTGGTTGTGGTTAGCACTGGCTGGGTAAAGCTGGTTGTGGTTTCTACGCGCTGGACGCGCGAAAGCAAAGTATCCTGTGTCATGGCGTTATCAATGAACGTAGCCCACGAAGCGCCGGCGATTACAGCGCCGCCAGCGCCTACGGAAATGGCGCGCGTTTCAGCGTCAGTAAGCATATTGCGTCCGCGCAAAAGGTACTTACTGTAAATTGCTTGGTAATCTTCGGATGCTGTATGCAGTGGTTTGTTCATATTATTCCTGTGGGTATAAACCCATTTATTAAGTATAAAAGTAGTACGCTGGATTACGCTACGCTCAGGGCGTCGCATTGCTCCACTCTAGGCCGCGGCGTCAGGCGCCACGGCTAGGCTATATTCAATTAGTGACATTATAACTATACTTACAATTTACGCAAGTATGTTTCAAAACTCAGGCGGGAGGTATACGCGTCGCTTTTGTTTGGGTAGTTCCCGAACCTGAACCTCGGTATTAGGATTTGCCGGAAAACACACCAAACTTAATTCCATTAGCTTTGCGCGTTGAATTTTGCGGGTTGGTTTAGTCGCTCCCTTTTCCCTAATCATCACTTCCTGCTCGCATATAAATCCAAAACTGCATTGATTATAAACGCCAGCGCCCACTAAGGTATGTACCTCCCGCGCGCTAGGTGTATCCAATAGGCTACACTCGAAGCCTAGCCCCACCTCATCCGTAAATACCCGTAGGTTTCCAGCGCTGACGCGTCCAAGTGGTTTGCTTGTGTCATGGTTCCAAAGCAAAACAATACTAGGATTATCCTTGCTGGCGTCGAAACAGTCAGCCGCTAGGGTTTCGTAGCAATCTCCCATATCGTATGGGTTATTAAACTTGGCGGCATAACCTCCGATTTTCAGAGGTTCACCCGGCAGTGGCTCGCTACTTGCGTTTAATTTTACTTGTACTTCCTTGCGTGTTTCAATTTTCATTTTGTACCTTTCGGTTTGTTTGGATAATTTCGGAAATTAGCCGGCGCGCGAGCGCTTCGGCGGTGGCAATGTGGCCCACCGTATGCCAGTCATCTTTGCGGGCGCGCGCTTCACGTTCAATCGTGTCCGCAAACGCGGTGGCAATGGCGGCGCCGTCACCGTCACCCACACCGCCCAAGAGACTTAACAGCCCTTTGTATATCGGGGAACACTCAGCGCCTAGGCGCGCCACGTCAGGGCGCCAGCGTTGGACCTTGGCGGGCGTACGGCATGACGCCAGGTACTTTGCCTCCGCTTCGCAAGCGCGCGCCATTGCGGCTAATGCGCTCGGTAGGAACAGCTCTAGCGCCTTTGCTTCCGCTACGGGCGCTTCGGGCGCCGTTGGCGCCGCGGGCGCTGGCGCCGCTTTGGTTGGCGCTGGCGCTGTTTGGTTAATACCCGCCAGCACTGTGTCAATCTTTGCGGGGTCAAGCGCTGGAAAGCCCGCAAGAATCAAAGCCTTGCCAGCTTCGGCGCTCATCACGCCCGTAGATACGCTTGCAATGATTTCAAGAATGCTGGCAATTTGTGCGCCGTTAAGCGCCGTATCGGCGATAATAGTTCCATTGTCGGCAGTGGCCGGCGGTGGCGTGGTTTGTGTCCCGGTTTCGCTTCCTTGCTCCGGCGGAACAGTTCCAGCCGCCGCCGGCGTTTTGCCATCAGCCACCGCGCCAGGCGTGGCAGTATTCAGCGGTACGCGTACGGTATCGCCACTCTCGCCAATACTTGGAAGTGATTCCAAAGCCCGCGCCTCATTAACAGTAAGCAAGCCTGTGGTGAGACCAATATTATATGAACTATAACGGCTAGCACGGTCACCCCGCTGTAAATCGTCAAAATTTATACGAGTATAATAATCAGTACCGCGCTTAAATAGTTTGCGGTTTACTTCCTGTTCGATAATACTAGCGTAGTTTGCCAGCGTTGAACTAATAAACGCGGCTTCACCTTGCTCTTGTGACGAGTACGAAATACTTTCCGTGGCGCCAATCTTAAACGATGGGACGCCAAAGGCGCTGGCAATTTGCGCCCTGCAATACTTGCGGACGTCAATCATCTGATTCTCTACCATGTTGGTAGATACTGGGCTAAAGGTAAGCCCGTTTTCTAATACCGCAATACGCCCGCTGTTGAATACCCCGCCTTGCTGTTTCTGCCAAGACTCGCGCAAGCGCCCGGCGGCTTCAGCGCTCAGGGTGCCTGGCATAGTTAATATACCGCTTGGCCTTGCACTGTTGGAAAAAAATCTAGCGACATATTCCTCCAGCGCCAATTCTTGTGCAATTAAATTACGCATTGCGGCGATGGGCGCCATTCCCAAAATTCCATCCCCGCCCGTGGCGGTGAGCGAATGTAAAATATCAAAAGGGCGAAACATACGCTGTTTATTTTCAACGCTTGCTTTATCGCTTACGGCTCCAGAATAATACTGGTAGTAGGGCTGGTTGGCCTGGTCCCGTTGCATAAACATATAATCAGGGCGTAGATGCTCAAGCGAAACCGCTTCCCCTGCGGCGTTGCGCTGTATAAAACTGTAGCTGTTCCCGTATAAACATAAATCAGAAACCGTAAGCTCCCTCCAACTGTGGGCTGTCATATCTTCGTTAGATTCGACATTTAGTAGCCCAAAAATACTATGCTCTTTATCAGGCTCGGCGGTGCCTGTTTTATAATCGTTTTTTAAAACCATCCACGGCATACGCGCGATGGTTTGCGAAATTAGTTTAACGCAAGCGTAAACGCTAGGCGCGCTCATCGCGTTCTCAGGCGTAACAGTTATATTACTTGTGCTAAAATCGCTTAAATAACTTTGAATACTTTGCCCGATTGGCTGGCCTATATTCGTATTATCCTCAAAGTCAGCGCGCGGTGGAGTCTTAAAAGCGCGCAAGAGTAAATCTTTTAGAGCCATTTTAGGTCGTTGCTTTCATAAATTGAGGGTGTATTATTTTCCGCATCCTTTGAACACATACACGCGAGCGCTGTTACTAACGCGCTACACGCGTCTATTCGTTCCGTCGATTTTGCTTTGCTCGGCTTACAATTACCGGCGCTGTCTATTTCCAATACGCAATTACTTACACACCAATCCAAAACAACGTTAGCTGGGTGGATTAATTTCCCACTTAAAACTAAGCTCTCTAACGCGCGACACGGCTCCGACATGGTTCTATAACCCTGCCTTACTTCCACCATTTTAAACCCTTGGCTTTGCAACGTGGTAGCTAGCATCGTCGCATTCCAAGGGTCGTACCCGCACAGTATAATAGACTTCGCTATTTTCGCAATTCGTTGCAAAGTATTTATAATTGCGTCATAATCTACCACGTCCCCGCTTGTGGCCTCTAGGTGGCCGCGCTCGCGCCAATCCTCATACGGTACGCGGTCTAATTTTGAGCGCCGTTTTATACCATTCTCAGGACAGAAATTGAAAGGAATACACGTTACATTTTCTTCCTCGTCTGTGAATATACAGGATATGCAAGTTAAATCTACGGTGGTGCTAAGGTCCATTCCAATATAAAGATTTTGACCCGCCAGTGATTCGATGTCTAAGCCTGGCACCGCGCAAGCGTTCCAGCTCTCCGCGCTGATCCATCGCGTTTCGCTCTCGGTCCACTGGTTTAAGTACAGCCGGCGGAACTGCGAACTATAACCCGTTAGCTCTAGGCTTTTAGAATGCTCGGCGCGTAGAAATTCTAAACTGACTGACACGCCCAGCGATGGGTTACATTTCGCCCACACTTTTTCATCGTGCCAATCGTCTTCCTTTTCGGCTCCCCAAATTACGGGCAAGAATGCTGGGTCTTTAACTATACCCTTGCGGACATTATCCGCATATTGGTGTAGCTTCCAACACAGGGAATTCTTGTCATGGCCAGCGGTTGTAATGCTTAGTATAAGCGGTTGCGCGCGCGCCGCCACGCCAGTAACCAACGCGTTATATAATTCCTCGCCCGCTGGCCCAAATGTATGGACCTCATCCAGCACGATACAAGAGGGACTTTTGCCGTGCTTATTGTTGGCGTCGCTACTGATTATATCTAAGCGCCCGTTATTATCCTTAGCAGATATTGTATTCCGCATGACCTCGACGCATTCGCTTAGCGTCTTGGAATTTTTTACCATCATGCGCGCCGTGTCACCACACACCGCCGCTTGGTCTCGGCTACTTGCGGCTATCACCACTTCCGGCGCGTTCTCGCCGTCAGCTAAAAGAAGATATATTCCGATGGCCGCCATCATTGTGGTTTTCCCATTTTTACGCGGCAGTTCTAGATAAGCGTTGCGATAGCGGCGCGTACCGTCTTCCCTCATCCAGCCAAACAGATTAGAAATAAATGCGTGTTGCCAAGACTCCAAAACAAACGGCTTGCCAGCCCACTTGCCTTTGTGGTGGGTTATGTGGTTCTCGAAAAACGCACAAGCATTTTCTGCCCGCTCATTATCGTAGTAGTCCCCAGGCGCCGCGGTGGCTACGGGGTCATAGCCTGGGATATTCTTGGGGCAAACTATCTTACGTTTTTTTGACATTGGTAAACCGTGCGGCGAGTTTTGCGGCGCCGCTCACCGCGGCCACGGCTTGCGTGGTCAGCCCTACGCGGGCGCTGGCGGTCAGCCCGTAGGCTTGGATGATCTTCACCGCGTCTGCCCTGGCGTCACGCGCGCGCCGGCTCCACGGGTTTACAATTAATCCCTTTTGCGGATGGTCTATACAGTCCCCGCCCGTTTCGGGAATCATGCGTTCGCATTGGTTACCCTTGGCAATTGCTTCGGCGCAAATGCTCAGCGCTAGGCCGTCTTGCGTTTTTAATACGCCCAGCGCGCCAATATCACGCAACAGAATTGCGTACATTTCCAGCGCTTCAGTATTGTCTTGAATAAATGGCCAGGGCGCCGGCACACCGTCGGTACCTTGAACTTCTGTTAATGATCGCGCGAGTCCCTTACGTGAACCGGAATCAATCAGTATTTTGGTTGGCGTTCGTTGGGGACCGCGCGACATTAGGAACGAGTATACAGAATCAAAAAAAATATACAAGTTGCGCGCTCAATGTATACCACCCGCAATGTTAACTTTGATAATAGACGCACTGGCGCGCAAATAATGAGGGTACTAAATAAAAGGGTCATTATTTTATACTGGGACACGTGTGCGTGGATT